TGTACCTGGTCGATGCGGTATTGCGTCCCGTCAATAATGACGTACTCCCCGACCTCTACCGGCATATCCCAGATGCGGACCAGCTTAGAGATGTACTGATCCGCGCCCATCGCCGCATACTGGCGGTTATATCCGACCACTCTGTTGGAGTAATACACATCTTCCGGGTACTTCTGCACCAGCTGGTCGACCGGCATGGCACCGGCCGCCGCTGTGTTCTGGAGCGTGTAGATTTTGAGTGTCCCATCTGCCAACATCATGATGACTCACCGCCCTCTTCCGCCTTCGCCTTTTCTGCGAATACCCTGTTGTTGAGCGCATACCGCAGCATGCGCGGCATTACAGGATCGTCGCCGACGCGCTTCCGGTACAGGTAAGAGGTATACATCACGATCAGATTGCAATCGTCGATCGCGTCAAAGTCAATCGTGATGCCCTCTGCTTTGATCGCGTTCTGTGCCGCATCGATCAGGAATTCCAGATAGTCATCAAAGGAGCTTCCCGCGATCTGCAGGTTGCTCTTTGTCATTGATAAGATATCCAAGCGTGTCACTTGACACCACCCCGCTTTCGTCCGCGTGAAGCTGATTTCTGCGGTTTTTCTTCCTCGACCACTTCGGCCAACCCGAGCGGATGCGCGAGGATCTCAGCCCCTCTTTCCTCGGCCACTTCGACAACATCCCCGATACGGTGTGTCTCACCCGTGACCTTGTCGATAAATTCGACGCATACTCTCAGCTTCATAGGCTACCTCCTATCAGCCAGAAATCTTCTTCTTGAGTAGATAGATGTACGCACCGTTAAGGACCTTACCGTCGTTGACAACAAGCGCTTTCTTGACCCACTGGTTTGTCTCATGATCGAAGTAATCGACGACCGTGAATTCCAGATTGGAGTTGATTACATATGCCTTTCCCGGTACCCAGTACATGCCGAAGAACTGGCCGTTCGTTGCCGTATCGAAATCCTTCAGGCTGTCATTCTCAACAAAAACGACTTCCTTGCCCTTGAAGGTCGCGCGCTCTGCGCCATCGATCGGGTTGAAGGTCTCAGCATAGACCGGGCGCTTCTGGTTGTCGGCGAGGGTCTTGATAACGCTCTCGTAGGTTGCCGCCGTCATGGCAAATTCCGGATTCTCCGACCTCATGGCAAGCGGGATCTTTGCGAACAGCTTTTTCTGCCATGCTGTCCAGTCAGACGCCTCAGCCTCGGTAAACTCGATGATGTTTGCCGCCGGGATGCGGGAGCTCTGAGCCGCCGCCTCGGTCAGGATGCCGACGCACTGATTATTTGCTTCTGTGCCAGACATGATCTCGATGTCCATAGCCTTTACATAAGCGTCCGCAACTGCTTTGGAGAATTCCTGCTCGAAGACCGGAACGGAAAGCACCGCCTGAAGAAGCGTCCTGGCAAGACGGATCTCGCCGATCTTATAACCAAAGGACACATACCCGGTAACACCGCCCGGATCCTGTCTGTTGGATTTCGTTGTCTCAGTAATGCGGTTAAATGCCGCCGTGAAAGAGCCGATCGGATACTTGACGCCGCCCTTCAGGTTCGTCTTGCGAACGCGGTCATAAAGCTGGCCGTGGACTTCACCGACGCCCTTGATGATCTCCTGCACGATCGTCTCCGGAAGCAGTACGCCGAGATCGCTCGACGTGCTGACGGCATCGTTCCTCTTGTCAAATTCAAGAATTTCTTTATTGAGCTTTCCGGTCTGGATGTAATCGCGGAAAGCAGTCCTGTATTCCATGGAATCGCGTGCGAACTTCTCGCCCATTTCGATCTTACCGTCCTTTCTCTTGTCTTTCTGGCCCTCTTCGATCACGGCCAGCTCCTGATCGAGTGCTTCGATCTCTCTCTCAAGCCCCTCGATCTTGTCCTCAGCTTCTTTCTTCTCCGCCTCGAGCTTGTCGATTTCTTCATCAACAGTGGCCTTTTCCTCATCGGTGTCTGCCTCTTCGATGGCCTTCTCGATCTCAGCCTCGCGGGTCTCGAAGTCGCCGGATGCCCTTACGGCTTCCAGTTCTTTCTTTTTGTCTTCGATTTTCTTTCGAAGCATTAGAGTTTTAAGCGCCATGGCTTACCTCCTTTAATCTTTTATGCCTTTCTTCCCGCCATACGTCTGTCCTGCGCTTCTCAATCGCCGCAATGTCTGCTTTTCTGGCCGAGATGGCGGTATCTTCATACGCCGGGAAAGTGCAACATGAGACTTCATACAGCTTCACTTTCCTGATAGTGTAGTGATGCGTTCCATTTTCGAGAATCTCGTGCCCTTCGTCGATAATATCGAATCCAATAGAGCACTGTGAAACATCGCCTCGCTCGACTCTTGCCAAGCAGTTCATAGCCTCGCTATCTTTCGGATTGATAGCGACGTCTCCCCACAGGCCAATTTCATCTTCGCGAAGCTCAAGCGTTCCGGGGATTGTCCTCCCGATAACGAGCCGCGTATCATGGTTTATCAGTGCCCTAACGTCCGAGTGCAGTTCGTCGGAAAACGCCCCCGGAGCGATGGACTCAGTGCAACCTTTGAAGACTTCATATACTTTGTTAAAAACAGCGAAATATCCGGAAATATGCGGAACATCGCCATCTTTTCGAGTTGTGAATTCAGACATAGATGTCCGAATCTGGTATTTTTCCTTACTCATCGTTCCCTCCTTGTACCAGCTTCTTCTGGTCTCCCAGCCGGTCAGTAGGTATGTAGTTCTCGAGCATGACAAGGTCGTCAAGTCCTTCTCTCGGGCTCATGCCGACGCGGTCTCTGACTTCGTTTCCAGATACAACGCCCTGTTTCCGGAGCTCACCGAATACAGACGAAATCGTCTGAATATCCCAATTCATGAGGCTCCAAATATTAAACTTCAGGTACCATTTCGGCGACAGGATGAGCTTTCGAGTCATCTCCTGTTCGATTTCCTTTGCGATCGGCCTTATCGTGTTGTTGATGAAGTTGTTCCATTCTTCCTGCTTGTACTCTCCGACGCCGAGGACGAAGGCCGGAACTCCCAGCATCGCCGCGATCGTCCGCTTGTCGATCTCTACCGTGTCGTTAATAGCGAGATCTGCAAGAGAAAGCGGTCGAATCTGGTCTACCTGGAATTGATCCGCCGGTATTAACCACGGCTCTCCAACATCAGAGGACTGCACATAGCTTTCAAGCAGTTTCTGACGCCCTTCCGGTGTCGAAAACTCATCAATAAGAGCGTCGACCTTTACGATTACGGAAGGCTTCCATTTGCTCTCCATAAATCCTTTTTCAGTCTGCCTTGCCTGCTTGATATTATTCGCAACGTCGCGAATTGCGCAGGTGAGGCCGAGACCGTGCCATGGATAATTGGGGTCAGGATTGAGCACGAAGTGAAGCAAATCCGCATTCGGGTCATTAGGAACACCGTCTATCAGGATTCGATATCCATATCCGGCAGTCTGCCATCCAATGCGCGTCGGGCTTATCGGCTCCAAGTCTCCGAGCAGGCCGTCACGCGTATGTACCCGGACAACGCTGTTTCCTTTGCCATACAAAAGAAGATTCATAACGACCGCATCCATGAATGTTTTTCTGGTCATGTAGTCGTTCGGGCTGATGTCCAGTTTTCGAGAAAGCTCATTGATGATTCGGACATCTCCGTTATCCGTATTGCTCATGAGGTGAATAGTCATGGAACTAATAAGATCTGCAATCTTCCGGCAGGCCGTCAGCACTTCCGGATTCTGGTCAAGTGTCGTATACCCCGCGCAGCAGAGCGAGCTGTATTCGTCGCCGGTCAAAACGCGGATAATATCACGGATTGACGCATCCCCGCTGGCGCGTTTCTGCATCGGCTTTTTCTGTTTTCTGATTTCGTAGCCAAATATTTTCATTTCTTATCGCCCCACCACGAGGATCCTTTGTTTTGCTTGTCTAAGTTCTCCAAATATCTGATACACGCAAAAACAGACGCATCGAAAATATCAATCCGGTACGTCTGCTGTATCTTCTCGTATAAAACCATATCGTCCGTTTTCTCAACGGCTCGAACATTCTCCACGCAGTATTCGTAAGGTTCCGCGTGCAAATAATAAAGTTTTCCGTCTTTGGCGGCCTTCTCGATGTGCCGGAAGCCCTCCGACTTCATGTAGTAGTACTGCGGCTGGTCAATGACCTTGAATCCCGCATTCTTCATCAATCGGATGTACTCGCGTCCGAATTTCCTGTCGTGTCCGACCTGCGCAATCTTGAAACCGCGCTTCCGCATGTCCTCGAACCAATGCACAACGTCCGAGTATTCTGTCGTAGGTGTGTTACACATAGTCAGCCATCCGTCATCCATCCACCCAAACAGCGGGATATTATCCTTCTCTGCCTTCTCATGTGCCGCAACGACCGGAAAGAAGGCATGCGGGATGATGATGTTCACATCGTTATAGACTCCATACAGAGCCGCCGCTGTCAGGTCGTGCATCTTCGACAGGTCAGCGCCGCCATACCATTTGATCGGAAGCTTTGCGAGTTCGTCGAGTGTCCAATCGTATTGCTCGTCCGATGCCTTAAATTCCGCAATATTGAAATATGCTTTGATTGCGTTTGTGAAGACATTCAATGACTTAGCGAAAAAGTCCTTCCGCTGCTGCGGGTCGTCCCTCGCTTGGAGACTGTCGTTCAGGATATCCGCCGGACGAATCGTGATTCCGTATGATGGATTTGCCATCTCGTGAACGACCGGATTCGTGAAGTCATATTCGCCGTTCTCGTCCGGATTTGCACAGCACATGAAGACAAAATACTGCTCATCTTTGATCGTCCCGTCCAGAATGGAACGGCAATACTTCAACCTCTGCCCCAGGAAACCGTTTGCGTTGTCCCCGGCTGTCGAAATTCCAATCATCAACTTGTTGGTGTACGCCTTCATGGCCTCCTTGAACAAATTGTATTGCTTCGGAGTGCGGAAAGCGTGTATCTCGTCACAGATGGCCAGATTGCAGTTCAGTGAATCCTGCGTATCCGGATTTGCCGCAAGCGCCCGGAGGAAAAAAGATCCATCCGGAAACGTCGCCTCCATCGAATGTTCGTTATTGTTGTCGATAATATGGACATGCCCGCCGCTCTTGTCATCTTCGCCCATTCGCCTGACGTTGTAGTCCAGAAAATTGAAAGACTCAAGCGACTGGATGAGCGCCGCAGAGGAAACGTAACACTTTGCGCCAGATTTTCGATACCACAGCGACAGCGCCCACGCAAGAGCCCCCGCCGTAACGGTCTTTGCGTTCTTACGAGGCAGAAATATCAATGCTTCGTGATATCTGACAATGTTCGTTCCCTTATGGAAGAATCCAAGCAGATTGTAAATAACGAATATCTGCCACGGCTGAAGCAAAAACGGCTTTCCGCGCATCGGAGTTCCGTCTAATGCTTCGCCCTGCTGATGGCAGAGTGTCTTCTCGATGATTCCAATACAGAACTCCGGGCCTTTCGGTCGCATCTCATATTCCGGATTCTCCAAATCACGGAAGAACCGCTCAACGCACTGCTTCCGCTCGATGTTTGCGACAATCGTCCCGTTCCGTATCCCTTCCGCATAGTTGAGCGCTACTTTCCAGTGCTTACCTTTAACCGGCTCCAAGCTTCGCAAGCACGGCTTCCAACGTGCTCTCCTTTTCTTCGACCGGTTTCCCGCCGGTCATCTTCTTGTATGCGGAAGGTGTCAGGCCGAGTTCCCGCCAATAGGCAAGCGCCTGAGTGTTAAGGTCTGTCCATAAGATGAGGAGCGGATTCTTGACCGTGTTCGTCGCGCCGCCTTTGTTGGTGTATTCCATGATTGGGACGGCTCCATCCTCGACGTACTTCGCAAGACATGCATCCCGCTGTTCCAGAATGTCCGCGAGCGTATTGATCACGGCTTCATACTGTTTCGGCTCGACCTTTATCTGCTTCAGGTTCGCCGATATCTTTGTTTTCCATTTTTTTGCTTCCATCGGCTTATCCCTTTTTACTCAAATTTACCGCGCCTATGGAGCGATG